CGTTGTATAATTTTTGTTTTACAACTTCTATTTTATGCAGTAATTTTTTAATGGTGAACAACGACTTTCTTTGTCCATTGAATAGGATACGAACATACTCTTCATCCTCTCTTCTGAGGGAAAAATGATAATCATCATACACACTAAACACTTCATTTTTTGTCGGCTACTTTTGTATGGCTTGGTTACATTACTCACCCTTGAAGGAGCTACCCCATATTTGTTTTTAATGTAATCTTGACAGTCTTTAACCATCTCAAATACTTTTGTTTCTCCATTTAGGGTTATCATACAAGGAGTTCCATTTCTGCGAACAGGGGAATCTTGCTTGGCATACCACTGCTTTATTTTATCAGACTGTCTTTTTCTTAAAGCGGGGTCGCTCCATGCCTTTCTTACCTTGGCAGAGTGTTCTTCTCTAGCGTTCTCATCTTTAAATCTGTTTTTTGTTTTTTGAGCTATGTTCTCTTTAAACTCTTTTGTATTACATCTTTCCTTATTAATCTTTGTCATCTTATCTACGAATAATTGCTTATCTTTTTTTGTTGAATATCTAAAAACATCCCCACCATCTCCACCATTTGCAATGTTGTAACAATTTCTCCCAAGAGCGTCTTTATACTTTTTTATATATTCAACCTCACTCTTATTTAAATCGTCATAATCCTCACACTCTTTAATGATAGATACTTTGAAGTTTTCTTTTCCATATTTTTTGATTGCCTTTTTTAAAATCTTTCCAGACCCATAATAACTCTCATCAAATTCAGTAGATTCGTGTTTTCCTATATATACCTTATTGTTAATTAGATTCTCGGTAATATAAATATAACCTACGATTAAATCACCCCTTCTTAAACTATATTTGTGTTGATATTGATTAAACTTAGCTCGGTATTGCCAACTATCCTTTTTAGGACTTTAGGTTCTCTTAGTCAGCGTATTCGTGGTGATTGCACCCTTATTTAACTGATACCGATAGCATATGCTCAAGGCATACACACCCCTTGGCAGGGTTCACAAGGTTTTACAACAGCCAAAATTAACCGTTAGTCGTCATTAGTGTGTTGAGTTGGTAATTAATTGTTTGTACACCACTTTTTAACTCTCTTAACTTCATACCTTCAGCCAGCTTTTGAGATGTTTCAACATCCAACTTCTGCTCTTTAAGAAAGTAATCAAAATACTTGTCATATGTTCTTCTTAGGTATGGAGCTAGATGCTTGATGGTAATACTCTGTCCACCATACTGATTACTTGCAACTTGACTTATAATTTGAGTAGCAACAGTACAAGCAGTCTGGAAGGACTTTGGACTCTCAACCATTTTCTCATTAATTACTGTCCCATTATCTAACATATCCTCAAGATTAATCAGGCAGCAATTGAAGTTTGGTTGAGCCATATAATCCATATCGTGTATATGTATAGCTCCCTCGTCATGAGCCTGTAAAAGATGAGTAGGAATTAATCTTCTCCTAGCTATATCCTTAGATATTTCACCAGCCATCAAATCTCTTTGGGTAGATATTAGAGTTCCATTCTTATTACTGTTTTCCTCTAATACTTCCTTATTTGTATTGTTGATTAGTTGGAAGATACTCTCATCTGTTGTATTTTCTTCTCTCTTTTGCTCCCTAATTGTTCTATAATTCTCATAAGCTCTAGCGGTTTCATTTTGCTTGTGCCTAATCAATTCATTAAAAACAAAAGACTCAATATCATAAATAGAGATTTCTTCTCCATACCTCTTAGACAAAATATCTTCCGAATAACTAGCTATTTCTTCTGCTATATCCTCATAGACGATACCACTACCGAAATTCATAGCCTTTAATATCGCTTCCTTTATTTTGCTTGAGTCAAATGCCACTAAACTAGCATCTCTCTTAATTACTTGAATATTATTCAAAAATATCACTCCTTAATTCCTTATATATTTAATGTTTCTTTCTGTTTGTCCACAAAAATATTTGTAAATAAAAGACCTTGCAAGAGTTTTCCATGAGTTATTATTTACAACAAAAACACTAGATATATTTACAGGGAATCCATTGGGTATCCCCATTCTAATCTCAAAGTCTGTGAATTGTTCATTTTCTGCATTATCTCTAGCTAGAAAATCTTCTTCTGTTGCTCCTCGTTCCATGAACCTCTTTTTTCTTAGGGACTTTTCAGTATTTACATATATAACCTCAAACTTAGTATCTGGCATTGTTTCCAGGAAGGTTTCTATACCACAAGGGTCTATAATGTAAAAATCAGAATCCTCAAGCTGTTCTAGTGTAGCAAAATATTCATTTCCATTTATAACTGTTCTTGCCACCTTGTTTTTAAATGTTTTTGCTTCCTCTTTTGTAATAAATATATGGTCTGTATCAGACTCATTTCTCTGTTCTCTTGTTGTGTAGGATTTTAGAATTTTTGCTCCCATATCCTCTAGGTTTTTTGCTAAAGTTGACTTTCCAGAAGCTGTTCTTCCTACAATTAATGTAACCATAATTAATTCTCCCTTTCTCTCCTAATCTTCTTTCGGTTCAATCTTAACCTTGTCTAAGTATAGGCAGGTATATTTGTCAAAAGCCCTGTCTATGTGATAGTGTCCAAAATACCAATGCTTATATGTTACTAACCAATTAATTGTGTCAAAATATTTGGTTAGGGCATTATTAAGGCATTGGCTGAATAAAGAATATTCAAAATAATTAGTATAGCAATGAGTCAAAATATAATCAACTTCCCAGTTGTGTTTTTCTAGGTTGTCCATTCCGTGTTTCATTTCCTCATAACTAGGTATTTCTTCATTCCACCATGATATATGCTCTTGCCTGTTCACTTTATCTATGGATTCAGCTCCACCCATACAAAAATACTTGTTTCCATCAATGGTAAAGATTTCTCCTCTCATTAAGTGATATATGTTTTCACTAATCTTATGAGCCTTACCGCCTAGATAATCAACTACAGGATATTGATTAAGTAGGTCAAAATTTTCGTGATTCCCATCAAGGAATAACACAGTAAATGGTTTATTTTCCAACCACCTTCGCCAATACAAAATTTCCTCTGATTCATCCCATACTAACCCAAAATCTCCCAGTATAATTACATAATCATCTCTTGTTAAATGCTTCTGTTCTGGAAAATTCCTGGTATTTAACTTGGATATATCGATTCCACCATGTATATCTCCAAATAAATAAACTATAGTAACACCTCCTCATACTAAAATCTTATTTACATACTTAGTTTTCTTGCCCTTCGCCCTCTTAATGTCAATCTGTTCTTTAACTCTTTCTTTATATTTTTCGTCATTGCTCACTCTTATAAGACTTTCTAAGAATCTGATTGATTCATTATGAGGGATTTTTTGTGAGAACATAAGGTCTATTACACTCTTAGATTTTTTAAAAGACTTCAAATGAGTATGCCCCAATTCAAAGTCTTTCTTAGTGTTATAAACTATATATCCACCACAACCCTTAAAGATAATATACTCTCCTCGCTGATAAATTACATTATCCAACTCTTCACCTACTTTTATGGTTGATAAATTACTTTTGCTTTAGTAATCCATAGGTCAAACTCTGTCTTAGATTTAACCCATTTATCGCCCTCTAAAACATTCTTTTGAGTTTTTTCTAATTCTTCTATTTGAATTATAGAGTTTTCTTTAAGCTTTGGTATCACTCCCTTTTTTGCTCTGAACCTGTACTTATTTCCAGTTCTAACATTGATTACATCTAATCTGTAATCTTTAAACTCATTAAATACAGATACAACATATGTTAGTTTACCTAAATCATCAGTTAAATCAAATGCTCCTGTATATTCCATTGAAAAACTAATTTGTTCTGCTCTAGGTAGGTCTATATTATTAATGTGGTTAGATAGTAGTTTGATTAACTTATCTGTATCTATTTCTTTAAACAATTTTGCTGTTTCTTTGCCAGAACATTCCTTCGCTATACTTATTGAAAAATCAAGATTATCCTTCTTTAACTGACTTATAGAACCATACTTCTTATAAAGACTGTATAGCTCTAAAAGATATTGCTGCTTTCCAAATTCTCTAAAGAAGTCTAGCTTGATTAGTGTTTCAAAATGAGTCTTGTTCATAGGGTTGTCCTTCATTGAGATTAAGTCGATAAAGCTTATGTCCTTATCTTTTAACCGATAAAGAAACTCTCCCACTTCTTCATTTAGACCCTTTATTGACGATACACCTTTATAGATGGTGTTGGTTTCTTTATTGAAGAAATATGTACCTTTGGAATGTCTAAACATAGCTTTTTCAATCTTTATGCCAAAATAAGACAATTCATTTATTAACTTTTTTGTCCTTGCTGAATCCTTCTCATATAAGTTTAGTGTTGCTGAATAATATTCAAGTGGATAATGAGCCTTTAAATAGGCACAATATAGGCTATCATAAGCATAAGCCAATGAATGAGAAGCATTGAATGAATACTTAGACGCATCCTCAACTACCTGCCATGTCTGTTCAAACCCAGCTTCCTTGCCAACTACTTTAACCCAACCTTTATGCAGTTGAGTCTTTAATTTCTTCAACTCATCTTCCTTGAATTTCTTTTTACTTATTTTCTTTATGATTGTGTAGGTTTCTGACTCCTCAATACCTAACCAAATTAAATACTTCATTATAGACTCTTGGTATAACATATAGTGAAATGAGTCTTGTAATAAATCATCTAGCTCCTTGACTCCTGTGGTATAGGGGTTTCTCTCTAAAAAGTTATGTAGTAGAGATTTAAACCCTGGTCGAATGGCAGCAACAAATGCACATACCTCTGATACAGATTTTGGTTTATACTTCATAACAAGTGGTGTTGCAAAATCAGAGTCTGCCTGATTAACTGTGCAGGTTAATCCTTTTTCATAAACCTTAAAGACCTTATCATCAAGTAAAGAATCTAATTCAGTTAAGGTTGGTATTGGTATTCCTGCCAACTCACAAGTATCCTCAACTATTCTCATGACAGATACTTGTAGATAATCATTCTTTAGGTATTTGTAAATATCACAATTCATGCCATCAAGATTACAGCATATCTTATCCTTTATTTTGATATAACCCAAATGACTCTTAACATTCTTGGTTGACAAAAGTATAGAACAAGGACTTGGAGCAATAGACTCTATAACCCCTACAAATACTTGACTTGCTTGTATAATTTCTCCCCACTTAGGGTGAGATTTATATTCATCTAGTTCTTTAGCAATCTCATTGTATTCATCAAACTTCATATCATGAGCTTTACACCACAACCTAAAAGCAGATGATTCTTGTAGTGGCTTATAGGTAATCATCCAACCACAATTCTCCTCACCTATAACATCCTCACTTGCCTTGATTAATAATTCCTGATTAGAAGTATTTAAGTCAACATCTGGCAATGACTTTGTTTCTAGTATTCTTGAGATACTCATAAATCTTGTAGGGTATAGGGTTACTGGCGACACTATTCTATCCATACCTACCAACCCTAGCAATTTGTTAAGATAGAATGAACCTGCTGACCCTCTACCAGTAGAGGAAATGAAGGCATTATACTTATCTCTAGCTACATTACATATCTTATTGTTAAGCAAGAAATATTCTTCCATATAGGTGTCTTCGATTATCTTAGTTTCTTCTCTAATCGCTTTTAAATACTCTCTTCTTAACTCTTTAGGAACATTATCCTTTTCTTTCTTCCATAAGGTATTAAGCAGCTCTTTTAGTTCTTTGTTAGGGTTTTCAGATATCTTAGGTATCTTGATTTCCTTATTGTATATGGTGATATCCTCACACTTGTCAAAGATTAGAGTATTATCTATTATCTTCAATATCTGACTGTTGGTAAAAATTCCTTGTTCATCATATCTCTTGACTATATCCTGATAGTCTGGGTAATCCAGTACGAACCCATCTTCCTCTGGATAATTGAGTCCTTTACCTTTAAGGAATAAATCCCTATAAACAGAATCTTCTGGCATAATATAGTGTGAATCGTTAGCGTGAATAAGCTGTATGTCATACATAGAACTAAAATTCTTCATTCTAACATTGTGTTTTATCTGTGTCGGATGGTTATGAGACTGAACTTCTAAATAGAAATTATCCCCAAAATATTCCTTAAACCACTTGATATTATCTTCTGCATAAGGACACCACTCTGCTCCTATTCCTGTGACACAAGCACTTGTTACAATTACATCTTTAGGGTCTATACATTTTTCAATCATAGCCCTATCTACTCTTGGTTTGTAGTAATAACCATCTATATTAGCATAAGAGAGAATTTCATTTAATTGTTCTACTCCCTTATTGTTCATAGCAATCATGATTAAATGATAATTCCCTCTATCTTTTTCCTCTGAATTTATATCCTTAACATAATATAGTTCAGACCCTACAATCATTCTTATATGTTTATCTTCTGGAAGCTCTTTATTCTTTTTTTCTATTGCATTTAACACATCAAACAAATTGCCTTGATACCCATGTTCTGTTGTGAAATAATTGGTATGACCTAATTCAACCATTCTATCAAGATAATCTTCTATCTTTACAACTACATCAATCGTCTTGATGTTTGAATAGTGGGTATGTTTATGATAGTTGTTGTAATACAATACATCACCTTCCTTAGCTTAAACTAGTATTTTTCTTTAGATAAGATATAGCATCTTCGTTATATTCCTCTAAAGCCCTTCTTATGTCTTTCTTCTCTCTTTCACTTCTCTGTTGCTTCTTCATTTCTTGTATAAGTCCTGTCTGTGTCGCTCTTGTTATGGCTGACTCTATGATGTTATTAAAACACTCTTTGTTTTTTGGGTGTAAAGCCATAAGCATAGCGTAAAAGTGCATTGTGATGTTCACATATTCTTCAAATAGAATATCTGGAACGCCTCCCATCTGCCCTTCATCACTTGTTGCTAAATCAAAATATATCATAATCTTTCTCCTTAAAACTACAATTTTATAATCTCATTTACCTTATATTCTTTAAAATCTCTGTTTAGATGGTCGATATTTGAATACATATCAATTGGTTTAAATGTATCCTTATCTAATATCAATGCTCCATCATCATATACAAACAATGGAAAATCTTCCGTTGGATTGAGTTCATTTTTCAAATCAATCACATATGCCTCTCTGCCATTAAACTTGATTAAATCCCCATGTCTAATAGTATCGTCTACTGGAGTATCTGGCTCTATTCTCTCATCAAAGCTATTCAGGTTAATAAGTACCGAATCTTTGCAAGAGTAATCAGCAGCCAATAATACAGCTCTAATATGATTCATGACAACACCTACATTCTTCCCATAATAAAGTGTTATTTTTTCCTCATTATCAAAACAAGCCACAACTTGTTCCGAATAGTCAAGTATACTTCTTATGTTTGTTACTATATTTCCATAATCATTTATTACTGTTATCTTCATTATTACTCTCCCTCAAATAATCTGATTACCTCATCAATGTTTTTCTCATATTGTTTCCTGATTTCTTCCAGCTTTTCTTCTTTAGTGGTTACAGCGATATATCCACAAGTGGCTTCATCCCAATCACATCCACCTCTCATACATGAAACAGAGTCAGATTTCCCATTAAGAAAGCTCTCTTTATCCATGAAGTCATCCCAATCCCCAAACTCATCTTCAAATATTTTTTCTCTATTTTCTAAAGTATCTTCCTTTACAATCATAGAATCTAATTCCATGCTGTCAAACTTGCCATACCCACGATATATTTCAAAAATCTTCTTCATATTTTCTCCCTCATCACTCTTTCTTAGTAAATAGAATATTCCAGTAGCCTTATCTATATTCCAGACATATTCTTCTTCTGTTCCCTCTATCTTTGGGTCAGTATTTATATACTTAATCAATTTCTCTACAGGGTTATCTATTCTGAATCTCGACTTATTCATCCTCACAACCTTCTTCTACCGATTCTATATCTACTAATTTAATCATAATTAATCCTTATTAATCTCTTTCTTTATATCCTTTACAAATCCCAGCAATTCATCTTTTGCTATATGATAGTTTTGAACAGTAATTTGTTTGCTCCCATAATACACTATCAATTCCTCTTTGGTTGGTATAAGAGCAGATGTAATTCCACTTATAATCAGAATAACTAGTGTGATTTTTACCTTAAATTTCTTCATCATATCTTCTATATAGTTAAATACACCTTCACAATCATATAGGTCTATAGGACATGTTATAAAGATAAAACCAAATAAAAACAGCATATAAAGCAGTAAAACAAGAGACATTCGACTTGCAAGAAATTCAATCCTTCCCAATATTATTATCAATAAAACAATATTACTCATTATTTAACCCTCTTTTCTATATAAATCTTCCCACATACCTATTTGTATGCTCTTATCTACTTCTTTACCATCTCTTCTCATATCATCCCATTGCTCTTCTGTGGCTTTTTCATCACAAACCCACTCGGATAGCAATATTTCTTTTGCATAGAAGTCTATATCTTCTATATCGGTTAACTTTATTTCTTGTAAAACTATATAAATTCCATATTCTATACCGTCATAGTCTGCATATGCTTCTTCTATTTCTTCCTTAAAATCTGCCAGTTGCTGCAAGGCTTCTTCCTTGTTTGTATAGAATTGATTATTTAATGTTAAACTATCCTGCCTATCTATTCTGGATTCTAACCTGTATATCTTATCTACTTTCATTTCAAAAATTCCTTTTTAACTTTCCTTATTCGATAACTCTAAACCAATACTTCTTCAATCTATCCTTGCCAATTTCGTCTATTACTTTCTGTGCTATTTCTTCATTTTTAAAATAAGAAACTCCGTCAGATACTGAGTGGTATATATCAATAATAATCTTATCACAAGCATAATCATAATATATATAATAATTATTCCCACAATTCTTAAATGGTCTACTATACTTCCTCATGATAGCCTCTATCTTACGTCTTTCTCTTTCAAATTCAGCTTCTTCTTCAGTTAAAAAAGCATTGCCAGCATCTCTCCTTTTTTCACTAAAACAGTTATCAAAGTTATCCAAACCTATATCTCCATCAGAAAAAATATAATAATATTCTTCTCTATCTCTTATATCTAAATCCCATATAGACTTAGGTTTATCAGCCATCTGTTCTCGTAATTCTTCTGCTTTAGCCCTCAATCTTTCTTCAAAAGCCTTTACTTCATCTTTTATAAATTCTTCTAGCTCCTTGTTTATCACTTTATCTCTCCATTCTCTTATTTAAAAACTACTTTTCTTGCCATCTCTCATATCTTTTCTCTATTTCGGCAAAATCCTCATAAGAATCAATGTCGTGAACTCCTAGTGTCGCACTTTCTCTACTAAAATCAACCAATAGTTTCGTAGATTCAAGTTTTACATTATGCAGCTTGCATTTATTTCTAATTTTGAAATAGATAATGTTGTTTTTGCCTTCTTCTCTATCTAGTCCAAAAACTATCCTCACTGGCAATTCTGGAAAGAACTCCTCAAACTTTTCTCTGCTTAACATATGATTTACTCCTTAGTAGTTTAAATCCTTATATATTCTTACAGGCTGGTCTGTTCCAAGTTTATCAAAACTAAAAGAAAAAACATCTTCTCGAAGACTATACATTTCCATTGATGTAGTACCCCAAGTCCCTTCAGGATTCATAGTTGGTTCAGTATCATAGACCCAAACTTCTCTACTGCTATTCCTATCTTTAGCAATCCACTTATATTTATCACAAAAATACGATAAAAACTGCCTTTCATCCTTAGTAAAGGAGTTTAAATACAAGGACTTGTCATGGTCTATCATTTCATCTGTTATGTACCAACCATCTATATAATAAGAACTAGTGTCAAAACTCATATCGTCTACTCGGCTATATTTGTCTTTTAGATAACCCATTGATAGATTATAAGTAAAATTACCATACATCTCATAATCTTCCAAATCATCCCTTAAAATAATTAAATTTCCAAGTTTGTATTTCAATACGTTAGGTGTCTCTACTTTTTCTGCTCCTTCTGGTTTATCTCTTTCAAGTGATTCAATCCAATCATTTAAAGTATCTCTCATTTTGATTAATTCTTCTTTATTCATATTATCTCCCCTCTTTATCTTGTGCTATATGTTCCTTACAATTATCTTCTATTTAGATTTTTCTCTTGCATATTGAACCCTCTTAGATAGTACATCAATGTAGCCTACCATCAGATATAACTGAAAACACATCATATTGGATTCTTCTCTGTCTAAACCCTCAAGTGTATTTATTGCATTTTCAAGTTTTATAGCTCTTTCTAACAAATCTCCTAATTCCTGTTCCATTCTTTCAATGTAATCCATGTTTTCTCCTAATCTCTCTTATTTTTCTTTGTTTGCCTTCTCTAGCATCTCATAAGTCTTTTTATTACTTTTTATGATTTTCATTAAGACCCATATTGATATGCAAGCTGTGGTAATTCCAGCAAATATCACGCTATAACCTATGGATTTCAATATAAGATTCAATTCATTCAAAGCATATTTCACCTCTATCTCTTTCATAAACTGTATTGAATACATGACATATAAGCATGCTGTATTTAATCTTAACAAGATTTGACAATACTCTATCCTGACTGCCTTTTTAAGTTTTTTACCTCTTAATTCACTAATGATACGCCATACGATTAAACAACAAAGAAAAGTGGTATATAAGAATAATACTTTAAGCATTTACTTAGAACTCTCCTTCTTCCTAGCCATACTCTTACCTCTCTCTACCATTGAGTCTTTAAGCTCGAAATACTCCTTTTTAATATCATCAATGTCAATATCCTTACATTTCTTCACCATTTTTTCAACATCACATAATTTCTTTTCTAAAGATTCAAAGCTTTTTTGGTCTTTTGCTCTAATCTCTCTCTTTGCCATAGTATTGATAAGCCCCCTTAGTGTTGAATGGTAGGTTAGCTGCTTTAGTATCTTCTTCCCATTTTTGTCTTTTCCTATCTCATTCAAGATAAAGCAATAGGGGTCTACAGTTATGGCATATTTTTTATTAATCTCTATCACGACATCGCCTCGTCTTTCTTTCTATATATATTATATCATATCTTATATTGCTTTTCAAGTAATTATTCAATATTATTTCTTTTTAACATAAGGGCATATAGAATAATTACTACATAAGTTAGAGCAGAAGAATTTGTTTACATTTGCTTCCCATTCATCAGGGTCTAAGGGGTCTAAATCTTTAATCGAATTATGAGTTCCTCTAACAAAATCAATAGCCTGATTAATATTCTCTTCGTCAAATGGTACTTCCACAAATGCTCTTTCTTTCGTGCTGCACAGCCTATTTCTCTCTTTAACTGTTCCTCTTTCATTGACTGAATACTTCAGCATATCAAAGTAAAGACCTCTAATCTCTTTATCTGGATACTTCTCTTTTAGGGCTAAAGCATAAATCACTAACTGTAGTTTCTTAACCTCCAAATCCTTTTTAGAGAACTTAGATGATGACTTATAATCATATATATCTATGTATTTGTTGTCGGTTATGGTATATATATCTATATAACCTCTAACTGGAATCCCACCTATCTCTACTTCAAAATATTCCTCTATTTGAAAATCTACCTCTGTAAATGGTTCATAGTTGTCAAAATAGTCTAAAATACACTCTTTGAAATTATTGCCAGAGTTTTCTGTGGGGAAGTCATAACCAAGAATCTCTGTTTCAGACAAATACTCTAAAAACAACTCTTTTGCTTCTTCTTTAGTCTTTTCACCTCTTTGTAGATACTCCAGCAACTCATGTATCTTACCACCCAAAAAAGAATATACATTGTCTTTTCTATCTTCTTTTTCTATATAGGTGAGATAATAGGAGTATGGACAAGTATGGAATGTTGTCAACTTACTAAAGCTAAATAATTCTCTATTATCTTTGTTACTCATCTACTACCTCTATTATCAAACGCTCAGGTATAACTAGACCATTTTCTAAAATATATAAAATTTTCCTACGGTTAGAACTCCTTTTTATTGCAAGGATTGTTAGTGGAATATCTATATGTTCACATTTTACAATATCCTCAACCTTATACTTCGGTTTAATTTTTTCTCTATTAACAAGTTTTAATATCACCTTGTAATATAATACAATAATAGTAACCCCATAGATTAGTGCTATTATTAATTGAACCATAAACAATGTTGCTGTGTATGGGAATGTCTCCAAATCACCATATAAAGACCTTATCCATATTCCAAACATAAACATTGTTGGTATAAAGCAGAGCATAGTCCATTTTCTAGGAACATCAATTATTTTTACGCTATTAACACTCTTTATATACAAGTATATCGACTCAAATAATACATTTAGCACAAACAGTAAACAAAGCCACTTAAACATATTAACACTCTCCAATCTCATTGATAGTCTTGATATTATTCATCTCCTCATTCAACTCTGTCAAGTCTGCAACATGAGGAGTCCCATGAGTATTTATATAGATGATTCTTTCTTCTTCTGTCATATTACTCCATATATCCTCATCTACCTCTAACTCATAATATCCGTAGACTATTGCTTCTTTTTCAAAATCTGCATTAATCTTTATCATATTTCTAATTCCTTTCATAACAATTTTGTACAAGAGATTTCCAAACCTCTTTTCCCTTATCTGTGGGAGAGTCCTTACTCCCTCTTTCCAGGTATTTATTTTCTCTATCTATAATTAGACCAACCTCAATATTCATTCTACTTAGAATCATTGAAAGCTGATTAGCACTTCTATACATAACCACTTCTTCAAGACCTTCATCAAAACAAAGGACTACCTTCTTAGGGTTTAGTTTTGCTATTGCTAGGCATTGCTCCTTAGATATATTGCTACCTGATAAAGATAAGCTATTATGATATCCCATGCTATCTAGCTGCATAACAAACTTTTCTGATTCACCAACATAAATCACATCTGCCCCATATAGGTCTTTATAGTTTTGAGAATAACCATATAGGGTTTGGCTCTTTCTATGGTTATATCTAACAACTTTATCTCCCTCTACATGAGAGATTAAAGGTAGATACTTGCTGCCATAACCCTCATCTAAGTTAATTCTGCCAACTATTCCACATAGTTCTCCATCTAAAGTCCTATGAGGAATCACTATTCTTTCTTCTTCATAATCGTATCTTAATCCAAATTTCTTTTGTGTTTCAATGGAGATTCCATCTCTGAAAAAGCGTATATTCCATTTATCTGCGTATTTATCAAGAACTTCTTCTTTATATACTTGCAATTCTTCTTTTTTCTTAAAGAGAATATCATCAAAAACTCTCGTTACACTCTCATTTTCTTTTTTTTCTGAATATGTAATCTTAATATCTAATAAGTTCTTTATATCTCTTATTATTTCAGAATAACTTAACCCCTTATGCTCCATCAATATTGTGAATATATCTCCTGTGAGATTTCCTGTGAAGTCAATAGCAGTTAAGTTTTCATTCTTGTAAACAGTTATAGAGGATGGGTTAGTTTCTATGGAAAACCCACATCTAACCTCTTTTCCTCTGTCTGTGATATTGGCATATCCATAGAAACTTAATACTTTTTCTATATTGTTGTCTTTTAAGAGTGCTTCTTTAACCAGCATTTATGTTCTTTCGTGCTGGTGTACAATAACATACTTCTTCCATTGTTCCAAACTCCCCATCAAACTTTAGAACAATAGCATAGTTTCCAGACCCTGATGTCTTTCCTTCTCTTAATTTATCTAAGAATACAACCTTATACACCTGGTTAGGGTCTAACTCATATTCAATAGTTTCCTTAACCCTTTGTCCGTCTTTATTCGTTGTGTATTTGACTGTATAAGGTTTACAATAAAACTTTGAATCTGGCAATTTCTCGTCTTGGTACATATCCCTTATTATAAATAGATTTTGGAATACTTCCACAACCTGCTTTGCATTTGCAAGGACATTTCTGGTTAACCATAGCTGCCCTTCTGTTGCTAAAGCATTCTGCATCGTAGCGAACACCTTTACATTATTACCTGCATATCTATTCGCAAATTCAGCCAATCTTCTTGAATCCTCCACTAATGAAAGCCAAAAAGTTTCTTTCTTATTAGAAAAATCAAGCTTGAATGTATCGTAGATGAATGTTGTATATCCACTTCTTAGGTGATGTTCTCTAAACTTTTTTTCTACTTGCTCCATTTTTGCTGAAGGTATTGAGATGAACAGAATCTTAGATTGATATTCCTCGTCCCAAATTTTCCTTGCTAATTTAATCATTTCCAAATCTTCATCTGAAAAAGCTTCTCTCCCTTGTCTAAGCTTGTTCTTGTCTAACTTCTTATAGTTGAGTTTGTTCACCAGTACCCACATCAAGAAGTTATCCTTAAACGGTTTAACTTTCTGCTCGTTAGAACACAACACTACTTTTTCTCCCCTATAAACCAAAGCCATAATCATTGATACCAAATAAGTAGATTTACCTACATTGGTGTATCCAGCTAAACAAGATAGTGTTCCTGCAAGCAAACCATTGGACTGCTTACTCATTATTGGAAACCCTTGTATTTTTTGGTTGATGATGTTTTCTCCTGCCTGGTCAAACATTGTTCCTACTGACTTACCTTCCATGATGTCATTTATATAGTCATCATCAAATGTAATGAAGTTTTCTTCTATACTCTTATCTGTGTCTACTGTACCAAAATTGTTTATTTGATACTCATAAAACTCTTTGACCTCATTGCTTGTCATATTTCTAAATAACTCAAAAGGAACAAATGTTTTCTTATTGTATGTTACCTCTTTAAATAGGTCAAATCCTAATTTATGTAAAGTGGTGTATATGTTGTTCTTATATAATGTATCTAAGTAACTCTTAAACTTGTCAACCTCTATTAAAGAAGCACCATCATTAAGAACACTCCATATGTTTTCATCTTTAAAGAACTGTTTTTCTGGTTCTGATAATCTACTCTTAATCTCCATTAAGGAAGCCGACTGATAACCTTCTTCTTTTAGCTTCTTAATGATGTTCCACATAATTCTATATTCAATAGACAAAAAGTCATTCTCTTTTAACTCATAATCGTCTAATAGGGTTAAATCTTCCCTTAAACATGAGATTACCTGTGTTTCTGGGAACTCCCTTTCTGCCAACATTTTAGCTGGATATTTATTTTTTATTTTTTCACTATACAGGAATAATCCCCTCCCCATATCTTGTTATTTTTACATCATACTCTATGTTGCTTTTCAAATTGGTGTAATTAAAACCTCGGTAGTTTTTATTTTTTGGTTATCTATATTTCTCAAACCAGTTTTCGATTCTTTTTCCCAAACTACCTCAAACCCATCTGGGACAGATTCCTTATACTCACTTATATAAATATCAACTCTGTGTTTATTATCCTCGACCCAGTTATAAAATTCATCGTGATTAAATTTACCACACTCTTTTAAAGAGTATTGAGTCTTTCCTTTATATGGGATATCACAATATACTATTGCACCATCAGGAATCTTAAGGTCTTTATAATCTTTGTTCTCAAATTGAACATTTTTCATATTTTCAATTAGTCTAATGTTGCCTCTTTTACCTTGAACACAATAATTTCTATAGACGCCTTTCCTTCTGGCATATCCTTCAAACCATCTTCCACCAAAACTACAAGCAAATCCTATAAAGCCACTTAGAGCCATATCATTGTCCTTGTTTTGCTTGATGTATCTATATTCTTCTTCGCTACAAGTGTCTGGTGGAATCCATCCTTCTTGCATTGCTTTCCACATAGCAATAAGATATTTGTGTTTGTCATTAGCTATCCTATGGTATTTTATGTCAATCTCTGCAACAACATTGCAGCTACCACAAAACAAATCTACAAACACTTGCTTCTCTCTCTCTCTCTCTGCAAGTTTTGAATTAAAGAACTTTCCTAGCTCCTTGCAAATTCTTGACTTGCCACCTAAATATTGTATATTAATCTCTCCTTTATCCTATATCTTTACCTTATCAATCTCCTCAAATACTATCTGCTTTGGCAATATATTATGACATACATATATGCTGCTGAATGGAGGACTGCATTTTGAGTCAAGATTCTCGCTTAACCCGTCTAAAAAGTCAATTCTCTTATTAAAATACAGCAATTCAAAATCATTATTTTTAAATAATTGAAATCTAAATTGGCTTTCAAAAAGTCCAACTACACCAACCAACATAGCAAATGGTATCCCTAAGTTAAACAGTCTTTCTAGAACCTCTCCCTTTTTGCTATAAGGTGGGTTACTTATTATGTAATCACATTCTGGTACTTCCATATTAAAGAAATCTTCTCCATTGTCTATATGAGAGAAAATAACTTTATGACCCCCCCTCTTAAAACCTTTACATACTCTGAAATATCCTTGTCAAAGGGACACCAGATAGTTGAGTTTGGTTTTAAGTATTTTAAAATAGGGTCTACTGCATATTTAGGGGTAAAATACTCGTCATTTTTATTTTTTGCAATTTGTGCTACTATCATCTAATCTCTTCTCCATTTATTAAAAAATTCAATTCTCCCTTTATTGGGCTATTTGTATCGAAAAAGATGTCGTTGAGTTCTCTTAATATTTTCTCTTTAACAATCTTACTTTTTTCTCGACAATAGTTTCCATTTAATCCATCTATAATCTCATCATCTGGAATATTTATAGTAACCTTGTAATCTAATTCTACCAACATGATATCACCTATTCTTAATCTTCTATTTGAACTCAATTAGATGTTTATAATCAGAATTTTTTCCTTTATCCATCTCTAACTCTCTTATTTTGCGTTCTAAAGCTTCTATCTTGGCTTCCCTAGCCTTGTGTTTATTATAAAACATCATAATAAGAGTAAACAATTTATCCTCATCCTCATGCAACTCTATATCTATATCGTCTTGATAATCAGCTTCTATTTTTAAATTTATTTTCATATGTTGTTTTCCTCCCTACAAACACTCTAATACCGCATCAAACTTCTCCCTAATTTCCCCTTTCCAATTGTAGATTATGTGGAAAAGGCTTCTTGAAGTGTCAAATAGCTGTTGTTCATAGGATTTGCTTCTCGCATAATGCAAAAATATATTCTCTTTAACAAGATTTATATCCTCACACTCTTTTATATGTTTTGGTATTTGAGGGAAGCCTTTTTTCTCTGGGTGTCTATTTAACCACCTATACCATTCATATAAAAAATCTACATGATTAACTTTAGTCGGAGCTATATCCCCGTCATCATCGATGGTAATATTTAAATTCTGATAAAATTCTTCATCAAAATAATCATTATTGTCCAAGACTTGACATCTCCATATAACCCTTTGACAACTACTGTCCTCAATTTTTAAATAATGTCTATGCGACATGCCTACCTCTTTTCTTAATTTATTATTTTCTTAAAAGCTCAATTTTAAATCCTCATTCTTCGCCACCAGAAAGCATCCTGTTCCTTCTTGCAGTTCTTCAAATGACTTATATCCATTCCAGTTAAAGAAGCCATAAGGTGAAATTAAGCCAAAATTCTGTTCCAATCTATCAACCACCACTATATAGTAATCAATCTCAAAACTTTCCCCTACACCAACCAAATCACCTGCACCGATTTTAGATGCTAGTCTTTCATCTACAATTTCCATAATATTTTTCTCCTATCCAATTATTTAAAAAGTGTCATAATCTGGGACTTGTACTCTACAAATTCCTGATACAGTAGCCCCTCTAAGTCTTAAATCAGATGTAAAGTTTTTTAACATCTCTATTTGAGAAACAGATATATCTAAGTCTAGAAATATAGTTTTCCCCATAAAGCACTTCCCTATTATGGAATCACTTACGAACATAGTTGTATTACTCCTGTCAAAATAAAACTCTTCATCTTTATAGAAATCTAAGCTTTGGGAATATTTTTTTATAGAATTTAATCTCGTTCTGTCATTGGTAGCGTAAATTCCATTCTTTTTAACAGCTTCTCTTAATAAAAAATATGCTTTCCCTATTTGTCTATTTTTCAGACCCTTACTATAAAGTAAAACAACCTCATTGGGATAATTGATGATTAAATCCTTTGGGAAAATTGAATCTATTTTTGGAATCTTTTCATTACCATTTTTTCTTAAATCCATTAAATTTAAACCTCATATCTTTATTTTTTTCAATTACCTCGCATCTATTTTTATGAAGCCAATCCTCATCAGGACAAAAATTAAATATATAATACTTTCCGTCTTGCTTGATGATACTAGCCCTTTCAATCAAAAAGACTATTCCTTCTCTTATTGATTTTTTTATTTCTTCCTCTTTACCGCCTATCATATCTATCACAACCTTCTAAAAACATGTATATGTTGGAATATTCACATAACATATCCACTAACTATTGCTCCTCTGACCTTTTTGTTTCCCACGCCTCCAACTTCAAATCTTGATTCTTACAAATTATCTTATATCCGTTTTCACGATACCAATTCTCATTAACTAAAGCTTCCACATTAAAAGGTTCTTCGTTGGGCAACGCATTAGAGGACTTCATTTCCAAAACATAATGTATTGTTCCATCAGGGTTAAATCCTACCAGGTAACTGAATCCATTTTTTTCGACTAAATCTACATTCTTTAACAAAACGCTTACTTCTTCTTGATTGTCTACCACACTCACTACAACTCCTCTAGGTAATCTAAAAATGTTTTCTTCTTTTCTACCTGCTCACCATCTCTAAAATCAAATTCATTAGGTGTAAATCTTTCTATCTGATATTTGTTCTCAAAGAAATCTTCTCTCTCTCTTATCAGTCTATCTGTCAAATAATCAAGTTTCTGTCTATTGGTCTTGATATACTTTGGCATAAATACCACTATATCAAAAGCATATTTGTCAACCATTTCAAGGATTGTGTTTTCCGACAATTCGTTTGTTAGCCTTTTATACACTCTTTCCCAATCTCTATCAGTAATCTTCTTTATACCTAATTCTTTAATTATCTTTTTTCTTATTTCTTGTTCCATAAAAATCTCCAATAGAAAGAGAGAAAAAATCTCTCAATCTATTAAATCTCCATACTTAGCCCTAGCTCTTCTACAGCATACTTGATTAGTTCTGCAAAATTTTCATTAGGCAATTCCTGTATCTTCTTGACACTAGCATTTTCTAAACACTCTGCCACCTTGCTCTTGAACTTGTCATTAGAGTAGTATTTTCTAGCAAAGTCAATGCCCTTCTCTACTGCAAAATCAAGATATTTGTCGGTTTCAGCATGAGCTATTTCTTCTTCTAAACTCTTTTTGGAATCTTCGGCTCTTTCTTCTTCAACTTCCTTCTTGTACTGTTCGTATTCCTCATCTGTTTTCTTATTTCTTAAAGAATTTCTCATACCTTCTTCAACTATTTTGATGAACTCTGCTGCATTATTTTCATTTTCAAACACCATATACTCTGGTACAGAACCTCCAGCAAATCTTCCACCAGCATCTATTCTAGTGTTTCCTCTAAAATATAGTCTTCTTTCATCTGATATAGCTACTCCATCTTTAATCTGTCTATCTATATTTCCTGTGAATACAAAATCAAATATATCGCCAAATAACGATTCATATCTGGTTTCAAGGTTAGATGTTAGCACCTGATAACCCTCTGTCCCTTCTGAACCCTTATCAATTATTGTTCGTAGCTTTGTATGGGCTATTGCAATCACACCAATATTCATTCTTCTAAGTTTTGATGTAAACTTTTTTATGAGTTCTGTTGCCTTTTGCTGTCCACGCCCAAACCCATTGAACGCTTCATTAATTGTGTCGCATTTTTCCTTTTTCTTCTTTTCCCATTGCCTACAGATTTCTTGTTCAGCTAGTGGAATCAATTCATCTATGGTATCTAAACCAATCATTTTAATTTTTTTGGCATCTTCATCATCTGATGCTAACCACGCAACTAATTCTTCTAAATCTTTCCAGCTCTCAATCTGTGTTGAATTTAAATCATCAAGCAATGAGTATCCATATTCACTACCTATACCTAGCAATAAACCACACCCAGGGTCATTATATTTTTCCAAAACAATATCTCTAAAAAGAGTTGTTTTTCCGAATTTCTTTGTGGAACGAATGTATATCATTGCCTGTGATATATCTGTTATTGTCTTTTTTACTGTTGGTTTCTTAAATGCCATTCAATCACTCCGTTTCGTTATCTAATTTTTATATCTTATATTGCTTTTCAATGATTGTTTAAAAAATAGCTTATCAAAGATAGCTATTAAAACATCTACTACTATTGCATTTCCTGCTTGTTTATATAATTGAGTATTACTACACACTTTTTGTGCTTTTTCAAAATCCTCGTCTTTAATCCCCATTAATCTCCAACACTCTTTTGGTGTTAGTTTTCTAACTCTGAATGATTTATAGTTCTCTAATACACAAGGCTGTCTCCATCCACCTTGCATTGTATCAAGAGTAGGGCTAATTTTATCTTTATCCCAAACACTTCCAACCTGATGTCTTGTATTATCTTTATCGAATATTCCAAATAATCTATCTGGCTTATCATCTATAACATGAGGTTCTCTATGTCCTCCACCCATAGTAGTTAAACTTGGAACTAATCCATTATCATCATAAACTCTAAATATACTGGTATTCTTTCTCTTTTCTGTATCATACTGCCCTATCTGATTTATTTTTACACACTTAGGGTCTTTGAAATCTCTAGCACACAGAGTATCACACCAGTCTTTTTCTTGTATTGATTTCTTTTTAGAGTTAAATGTTGAGAATTTAATCTTATTTATCTGCTCTTGAGATAAATAGAACTTCTCATCTACAGTATCTTCTAGTAAATCTCTCATTCTTAGCTTTAGAGGGAATTTTTCTGGGAACTCATATGGTGTATGCTCTCCTAATATGCTTACGCAAAAGACTCTTTCCCTATTTTGTGGGATTCCATAATCTTTAGCATTAAGAACTTGCCAATAGTTTGTGTAACCCATATCCTCTAGTATTTTTAGCCATTCTTCAAAATCACTTTTGAATTTCTTGCCAACTAAATTCTTTACATTCTCCATTAAAAGATATTTTGGTTTCTTCTCCCTTATGATTTTCTCACAGTCCCATAGCAATCCAGACCTTGTATTTGAGTCTTTGTCTAACCCCTTTAATTTCCCTGCAACCGATATATCCTGACAAGGAAAACTATATGTAAATAAATCACAATCTGGAATATCTTCCACTTTTACCTTAGAAATATCACCTAAATTTAATGTTTTAAGTTGAGGTGATTAATAATATTAAAAGTGATAGAAGCCTTTAGTGGCATAGGGACTCAAAGAATGGCTCTTGAGAGATTAGGTATAGAACATGAAGTTGTCGGTATTTTCGAGATAGACAAATATGCAATACAGTCATATGAGGCTATTTTTGATAAAACATTAATTTCAACTCTATATTACTCTATACACAGAAGATGAAACCTCATTTATTGCTCCTTTATTTATAAAATCGATTCCATTCCTTATATCCTGTGCCACTTCAATGGCTTCTTTTTCGCTACTATAAGTGTGCTTAAAGATACTGTTATCGTAGCCTTCGCTTGTACCTCTCACGAACAGAATCTTTTTCCTTAACTCTGGGGCACCAGCAGAATTAATCTCTACTAATTCTCCCTCATACAAAACATCAGTACCTCTCAAACTATCATCCATATATAATACTTTTCCAAACAATAGTTTTTCATATCTAAACAATTCTATTTCTATCTTCTTATTCATATAGCACACTCCTCTTAGAATGGTAAATCGTCATCATCTATTGCCCCAAACTCACTTGGATATTCTGGCAACTCATCAGCCCTGATAAACTCAACCTTCTTTAATCCTATATCCTCAAGAGTTAATACAGTTTCTTCAATTTCAGAGTAGCCCTGTAAATCTCTGATTCTAACAAACTTTCTTTCTCTTTCGCCAACACCAGAGCCTTTAGTTGCCTTTATGGTTTCAAAAGTGTCTATACCTAACTCTATCCTATCTCTTTCTTCATCTGTCAACATATCTTCTGTAAAGTCAACATCTTGAGTTCCGTTTATCACATCAACTTTTAACCCTGCCTTATTTAACTGTTCAGAATTACCTCGATACATTGTTTGGTACATCTCGAAAGCCCTATCAGCCTTATCTCCCAATGGTAGCTCTATCTTCATAGTAGCTGACTCATAGCCATTCATTGTCTTTCTTACTGCTTCTCCTTCAAGAATCGCAACATCATCAAATCTACTCAAGCAATTATCTAATAGGTACAGCTTTAGATTAGCTGTAGATGAATCTTCTGTTTCCATTGGAACTTCTTCTATATGGTTAACTATATACTTCGTGATAACTCTTGGATTGCCATTCTTATCTGTATATCCTTCATTTTCTACGCTGCCAGTAATTTTATACTTTCTACCCTTATATCTTTCAGTAGATAATACAGCTTTAACCTTTTCTATAAAGTCAACACCATGAGCAAACCTGGTCTTTCCAGCTTCTATTTCGCTATATGAATTGTGCATCCTACCTAGGTCGCTTGTATCTACATTAATCCTATCCTTAAATGGGATTGTTGCCTTTGACCCATCCTTCTTGAACAGGTAAACCAGCTTATTCCCGTCTTTTGGTCTAAAAGCAACTGATTCAACAAAGTGCTTATTCCTTCCACACTTCACCATAAAGTTAACTTTTACTATGTCGCTCTTGTTTTTTCCAATATATTCGCTGTAATAATCATCTGTTTTGCTTAGTGTTCCCACAAAACAGAATGTATTAAAGCTTGAAATATTATCTCTTGTCTTTTCTGCCATTCAATTCTCCTTTACTTTTTAATAACAATAATCTATTGCTTCTTGCTTAGTCATAAAAAAATGTATCCCATTACTACATTCATTCCATCTATCGACATCAAAGTTATCTGGATATACCATCTCTCCAACTTTGTATTTAAATCCTGATGTATATAAAGAGAATGCTTTTTCAACTGGAATAGTGAAATTATATTCATTGTCCATAGCTAATATCTCTAAAACTTTAGCTTTTGAACACCTACATTTTCTGCTAAAAGCACTACTTCTTTTTGCATCCATAGGGATTTCTAATTTACATATAAGTAAACTACGTCCATCTTCGCCACACAAACCTTTGAACCCTATAAAAGAACCTTCTTCTGGGCAATTTAATAGTGTCCCAGAATTTTCAATTAAACGAATATTATCAAAATTGCTCTCTTCTACATTAGAATTATCTAAATTGGAGTTGTAAATAAGAACATCTTCAAACGATGTTTCTGTAAACTGATTATCAAACATGATGCATCTTTTTATATGTACCGATTTTAGTTGGGAATTAAAATAACCGGCTAATCTCATATCATTCCCAGAAAAACATACATTCTCGAAAACTACGCTTATAAATTCCGTGCTTGTTAAATTCGAATCTGATATCATGCAATTCTCGAATTTACAATTTATAAACCTTACACCCTTAAGGCATATATTTTTTAAAATCATATCTTCAAAATAAGCATTTTCAATAACTGAAAAATTCAAAAATCTCAGGTCTTTCTCTGCATTCATTGCTTCTAAAAGAGAACACAGTTCCTCCAGAGTAAATTTCTTCAACTCTGATTCTCTTGAAGTGCCATCAACAAGTGATGGAGTATTTTCTTTTTCAAAACCCATATTTCTCATTATCCTCCCTTTTATGGTTAAAAATATGTCATACTCAATGTTGTTTTTGTGCAATATAAAAATGAGATAAAACTTATCTTTTAACCATTAATATTAATTTTCTATTCTTGTTATCTGATACTTCATACCTTGTGTAGCCCCCTTATTTACCAATTTACGAATTGTATTAATTGGCATTTCAAGAAATTGACTAACTTCGTCTATGTTTCCTACAAATACAGGGAGTTCATAAGCATCAGTTTCAGAAATTAAATAATCTCCCTTTCTTCTCATAATCTTACTTCCTTTAGTCGGCTTTAAGTCTACGCTTTAATTCTTTTATACTTCTTATTTTTTTCTCGGCTTCTTCTCTTGTTTTATACACATTGCCATAAAATAATGGGAAAAGCTCTTCTAAATATTCCCATTTCCATATACACTCTTTTACACAATACCATCCATGAGGATTTATTCCGGCATAGTAAACTTTTTGCCCCTCTCTTGGATATGGACTGTTTTTGATAATTTTATCCACAAGTCCATAATTTACATCAAACTGCTTTAAAAGAGCCATCATAACAGCCTTCTCTAAATCAAATGTATCCTCTTTACACTTAACAACCTTAGTTACTGCCCCATCAATATTACATTTCACTTTTAGGGTATTACCTTCTAAAGATATATCAAAATCTTCTGCTTTCCAGTCTTCGTTTAGAATATGGTCGGTTATTGCATCCGTCAAGCTTTCATCTACTTGTCTAAGTGGCTCATGCAGTCCATTACGACATTCGTTTAATATATCATCTCTATACTTAGAGATATCTATAGTAATCTTCTCTTTCTGTCCTGTGCTGCCTATACCACCAGTTCTTTTTGAGTTTATTTCATCACTATCTGTTTTTAGATACTTCTGGAATATTCCCTGAAATACTTTCTCACCCTTTTCAATGATAACAGTATGCTCACTATTATTCTTTAACTTAAAACATATGTTCCCGTCATTGTCTGGATTAGAATAGTAATCTGAATCTATGATACCAGTAATGTTTGTCAGGGATATACCCTTCTTCATTCCCAATGAACTTCTAATATGGCAAGCTAGAAACTCATCTTCTCCCATAGAAACCTTAATATCCGTTGGAATAATTCTGCTATGTTCGTGTGGATGCAAAACTATTCTAACTGGAGTTGCAAAATCATATCCTGCACTAGCTTTTGTGCTTCTTTTAGGCATATAATATTCTTCATTCTGCCTAAATTCCTCTCTTACAGGCTCAAATCCTCTCAAACTTTAATCCTCCCATTCTGTTATTCTTACCTTACTAGGGCTTCCTTCTCTTAAATTAAGGTCTTCATCAAAATTTTGCTTGATAACCTCTATCAATAATTCTACTTCGTCATGGTAAAAGGTTATCCCAACAGGAGCTTTGTCTTTTTCTTCATCATAGAAATATACTCTAAGCCCCTGATTTTGACTCATTCTTTGAGTTAGAACCCTCAAAATCTCTTCTTTTCTCATTACAGTTATTATACCTCTTGTAATTCTATCCTTTTCGGACAGTCCTCAAAATTAATGAATCCACTCTTTCTAATGATTTCATCTTCGCAGGTGTCTGGATTGAATCTCTTATGCAAAACTTCAAATCCTTCCTCAAAAACCTTTATGATTTCAATGTTATTATCGTCTATTGCATTACAAAAACTGTTGCCAATAGACATCTTTGTATAATTCTCATTCAAAAAATCCATTAATTCTTCTTTATTAAAAATACTTTTTTCCATTATGCTCTCCCTTAGTGATTGACTCGATTCCCTATCCAACTACCTCAACCTTATCTGTTAATAAGTAGTATATTATCATATCAGATACCTTAACATCTTCTAGTCTGTTATAGCAGTGTCCCTTGCACCATATTGTCCCATCTTTTTGATAATACTCTTTGTCATCACCCTTTAATTTGAAAACATCCCCTTCCTTAATACCATACTCCTTTTTAACCAACTCAAATGCTCTTTCTAATAACGACATATCATATAACCCCCTTATAATCTTCTGAATTAAACTTTTTGACTCTGCCCCTAGCAATAGGGTCTTTTAATTTTTGCCTATTTAACATGAAGTGATAGAAGGCTATTGAGTTTACCCATTTGATATTCTCGTCTATTAACAGGCAAGAATTTGGAATCTTGCTGTCGGCTCTCAGGATTTCATTTTCAAAATCCTTTACAAGCCTGATAGCAGTTGGTTTAGATATGCTATATTCTTTTTGAATATCTTTAACCCTCAAAACAACCATGTGTTTTTTTAGACCTCCCTTCTTTGATTATATATATATTATATCATATCTTATTTTGTTTTTCAATACTTTTTTATCAAAAATTGCTTTTTATTTTCGCCGTATTTACCCCTTAAAATTGTATAATGGCTTGATGTGAGAAATAATATCAACAGTATCTCCTATGTTACTTATAATCTCTTTATAGTCCTTATACGCCATTGGAGATTCGTCAAGCCTTGCCTTATCTATACAAGTAGAATAAACACCTTCCATCTCTGTCTGGAATGTTTCCAAATCCAGCTCTCTTTTTGCTTTACCTCTTGACAAGATTCTTCCTGCTCCATGAGGTGCTGAATAATTCCAGTCTGGATTTCCCTTACCAACACAAATTAATGAACCATCTCTCATATTTAATGGGATAATTAATTTCTCACCTAGCCTGGCAGAAACAGCTCCTTTTCTAACATAGCCTTCTTTGTCTATATAGTTGTGGATTGTTTGAAAAAAATCAAGCACTTCCCAATCCATACCCTCACAAATAGCTTGTGCCATCAATAGTCTATTCATATCTGCATAACGCTGCGTTACCCACATATCTCGTAGGTAGTTTTGATAATCCTGACCTGTTAGATATTCTAGCCCCTTTGCAACATCTGTACATTTTTCTTTTGCTATCTTCTGATAGTGTTCACAAACCTGTACTCCTAAATTTCTTGACCCTGAATGTATTACAAGATACTTGTCATTATGCTCATCTACATTTATCTCTATGTAGTGATTGCCGCTACCCAAAGTGCCTAATGACTTTAGTATCCTATCCTTGTTCCCTAATGAGTCATACATTATCAAATCCTCTAAATGAAAAAGTTTCTGATGGTCATGGATATTAAATCCAAACGGAACTCTTTCTCTTATTACCTTGTCTAGTTTCTCAAAATCTATATCAATATTCCCTAGTTTTGCAACTAAAACCCCGCAACCAATGTCAACCCCAACTAGATTAGGGCAAACAATTTTGTCCATTTTCATAGTAAATCCAATTGTGCAGCCTTTACCAGCATGAACATCTGGCATAAATCTAATCTGATTCTGTTCTGCGAATGGTTGATTTAGTAGGGTTATTATCTGGGATATAGCTTCCTGCTCTATGTTATCTGTATAGACTATTGCATTGTTGTATTTTCCTCTTAACTCAATCATACTTTTTCCTTCTTTTAAATTACTTATATCCGTTTCTTCATAATCACTTTTGTCATACTTTTCATATACTCTTATCATCTCTTCTTTTTCAGCATCGGAAGCGTTTCTAATCTTTTTGATACAATTCCTTAATATTTTAATACTTTTAACTTTATCCATTGTATCTCCCCTATAAGCAATTAAATAAATCCTTAATCATCTAACTCCTCCAAGTCTTTGTCCCAACAAATAATAAACTCTGATTGCTCATTGCCATCTTCATCTTCATACTCTACCTCACATATAAAAAAGTCTGTTCCTGGTATTATCTCCCATGTGCTAACATACCTATCTGTCCTCTTATCCCAATGTGTTGCCATAATCTCTCCTCTCTAAATCTATTCTTTAAGAATGATGAGGTTCTAATACCCCTCTTTTCATCCTCACATACTTTTTTATGCCATGGGATTCCACAACTATAAAACCCTCTATATTTCTGTTTTCTTCTGTTCTGTATTTTTCATATAATGAATCCAGCTCTGCTATTGTTGGATACACATTAAGCTCTTTGACTAAAGGCACTATACTTATAAAAGATGGGATTTCTCTATTAACAAATGAATACATAAAATACTCATGAATATAATTAATCTTATGTAGTGTAAAATCCTCATTCACATTTTCTTTTGCGAACATAAAGAACTTATTCTCCCAAGAATATGCAATCCTTCCCATTCCTATCCACTCGCCAATTATCACAGCTTTTTCGTGCAGTTCCTTTTCTAAAAATTCACCATTTTCTTTAAGCCAATCGTGTAGCCCCTTGATATAGCATTTCCTTTTGCTCATCTATCTCGTCTAGCCTAAAAATATAGTTTCTTTGTCCAATATAGAGTTCCCCATTTAGTTTGAATATAGATAGATTAGACCCATCTAATTTCTCTGTAATCAAAATATCGCCCATCTTATTCCCAATCCTACTTGTCTTAGGATACATAGTTTTCTTTAACATATTTTCTTCTCCTTTACTTAACTCTAAACCAGTATTTCTTTAATCTATCTATACCTATCTCATCTATTACTTTTTGAGCAATTTCTTTCGATTCAAAATAAAGTAAACCATCATTAAATTCCCAACTATTTAAAATACAAATTGACCCACTTCTACAAAAATACTTTAAGTGATAATTATCTTCTTCATATTTAAAAGGTCTGCTATGCTTCTTCATGATGGCTTCTATCTTTCTTCTTTCAAGTTCAAATTCAGCTTCTTCTCTTGTCAAGAAGGCATTTCCCATATCTCTCTTTTTTTCATCAAGGTGAGATATAAAATCGTTAGCATCTATATGTCCATCAGTCCATAAGACATAATATTCTTTACCGCCAGCTATATCTAAATCCCAGATAGATTTAGGTTTATCTTTAATATCCTCTAATAGTGCTTGAAGATTTTCTATCTCACTAGATGGAAGATGTTTTAGTTCCTCTGAATAATTTTCTATGATATCCTTTAAGTTCTCTATATTACTCATAACTTTCTCCTTTAAACTAATCTACATATATAACAAACTAATTCTTCATCTGTTCCGAACTCATCCTCAATAATCTTTGATACGATATTCCAATCACCACCTGCAATGCCACATCCTAACCCATAAGGCAATGCTATTGTCTTTTTATCCAACATACTTGCCCATTGATGCAAAAGCTCTAAAGAACTAGCTAAAGCAGAATAGTTAGTTAACACTTTTTGTCCTGCAGATTCATCTTGTCCGAATAAATTTGCTATCATTAATTCTGATTCGCCACCTTCATCTACATAAGCATAAGTCAGGTGCATCTTTCCTAAAAGACCACTTTCTGATAAGCAAATCTCTCTATATTCTTCATAAACATCTGGGAATCTTTCTTTTATCTCTCTCGCTATACCACCACCCATAATTCCATGAAGATTTACTTGGTGTCCGATAATATCTACATTCATATAGAATATATCGCAGTTTACATATTTAACCATATTTTCCTCCTATTGTTCGTCTTGATTTATTTTTGTTTTAATGATATACTAACATTGGTACAGTTAGTGAAAAATCGGAAATTATAAAGAGTGAACTACCCATAGTCTAAAGCCTATGGGCTTCCTGCTTCGCTGACCTCGCAACCTACTATCTCCACAGGCGTTAAT